GTCATCGAGTTTATCCACAAGACGAACGTCATGGATATTATATTCGATGAACTTTTGCCAGTCGTTCTCATAGAACTCTTTGAACGTATCGAACTCAGAGTGATCGAGTTTCTTCTCACCAAGTTCGACTGAGCAAATATGATCAAGACGATATGACTCTTGGTTTGTATAAGTAAATTTCTTATACAGTTCAAGATAATCTAAACATGAAATACCAAGGGTGTCAATAGCTTGTTGCTTACGACCTTTGATATAAATCTCACGTTGTGATACAAGTTTCCATGGTGACAATAGTTTTACAAACTTATCACCCAAAACTCTGTTAATACGGTTATGGATGTACGGCATATCGAACAGTTGCACGTTCCATCCAGTGATTACATCTGGAAAGTTCTCCTGCCAGTAATCAAGGAATGCTCCCAACATGCCTTCTTCTGATCGGAAATGCATGTAGTCCACCATGGGATCTTTGTTATTGAATGGTCGTGCTCCGAACACAATAATCCGACCAGAGAAACTATCTTTGATTGAGATGGCGAGTATCTCCTGATCGGCAGATTCAATATCAGGGAAACCGTTTTCTGCTGCGGTCTCGATGTCAATTGTGAATACACGGATCTTACTGGGATCGAACTTGAGTTCTTCTTCTGGGTGTTGTTCAGCAATATATTGATACAAGAATCTAGAGTTACCATAGATGTCAAAGTTATCAACCTCTTTATAGTTTTTTATAAACTCGCGAGCTTCTGTAATAGAACCAAACTTATGTGGTTCAACACAGTCTCCTTCTAGTGTACGCCATTCTGAATAATTCTTTGTAGGCAAATACAGCGTAGGGTTGAAAGGAACCCTGACGCTGTAACGATTGCCATTTTCATAACCACGCACAAGCAGACGGTTGCCTGCTTGCTCAACACTAGTGTAAAACTTCATTCAAGACATTCAATATAACGAGCAAGGATCGTCTTGCTCGGGTTAGTCACAACAGTAATGTCAGAGGACCTGACATTAAATTCACGCTCTGCAGCGTGCTCTGCCCATGGGCATAGTTGACCTTCGTAGTCTACCA